GCCATAGTGTTTTACCTTAATTATAAGAGATAGCCATCATGCTGCTACCTCCATTACTGTTATTGTTGAAATACAGTTTGTCATGTAAGTGTTGTTATCTTGGTTAACTGCACTATTGATACCAATTATGTAACTAGAATCATACGGACAATGTGCTTGTAATTTATAAGTTGTAGCAGAAGTTGTATTTGGAGAATCTAAAAATTTTTGTGCGACTGTCATTGCATTTACATAAGATGCCTGATAAGTACCAAAAGCACCCCTAGATTGACTTGTAGCATTTGCATTTTGATCTCCAATAAAGATTGTACTATCGCTACCTCTTAATAAACGCATGGTGTAATATTGGGCATTTGCAAAGACGACAAGAGAATAATCAACTAAAATTTTATTAGAGGTTGAGCTAGGTGTAATACTAACGCTCATGCCTGTAATATCGACTAAAGTTGTTGATTGTATAGTTTGTCTATCTGATTTTACAGCTTGTTTAACTTGAAGAATTTTACCTACAGAAGAGTTAGTTGTAAGGATAGTACCATCACCATCACTAGGTAATTTAAGAGTGCGATCAGATGCAGGGTTACTATCTGGTGCAGCTATGATTACTGAATTACCACCGCTATGTTTTAGTTTGATCTGGCTCATGCTGCTACCTCCATAACTGTTATTGAGGACACTGGTCTTGGTACATAAGCATAATCAGTATCTAAGTGTGATCTATTAATATAGATATAGTAAGAAGAATCATGAGGTGTAGCTGCTTGCAATTTATAAGTTGTAGCAGATGTTGTATTTGGAGAGTCTAAAAAAGTATTACTAATAGTTTCAGTTTCGTAATTATAATGTCTTTGTGCACCAACAGTACAATTAACTCGATTACCAGTAGAATTACCTTTAAAAATATCGCTGCTACCTCTAACAAGGTTAATCATTCCATATTCAATAGTTCCAACACTTATTGAAAACATTACTAAAATTTTGCTAGAAGCAGAAGTAGGTGTAATTGTTACGGACATTCCAGAAACATCTGTAAAACTTTGTGACTGTATTGATTGTGTATCTATTTTAGTTGCTTGAACAACTTGAAGAATTTTACCACCAGCACCACTAGCTAAATCGTCAGCAGTAATACATCCATCAGGTAATCCCCCTGCCGAGATTCCTGTAATAGTTCCGTTTCCGTTAATTGTTACTGGCATAATTAAAGAATAACAAGGATTGCACCACTTGGCACGGTTATAGTTGCACCTGAATTTATTGTAGGTGATATTGCCATAGCATTTTTATTTGCTGTCAATGTGTAAGAAGTAGTAACAGTTTGATCTCCCTCGAAGAAGGCCTGATCGCTTCCCCCTCCAGTAGCTCCAGCCCCTCCAGCATCCGCAAACTCCAACTGTCCGATAGCAGTTGAACCTGATCCACTAATACTTTTTACTTTTAAAACTTTATCAGCAGCAATTTGATTATCTGGAAGAATAATCGTATATGACTGACCTGCACTATGAGTTGGAGATTTAATTTTTACACCATGACTATTTACATAACAATTAAGTTGTAAAGCTCCATCATTACTACTTCCGTCACCTTTAATCTCTACAACACCTGTTCCATTTGGGTTTAATTTTATATTTCCATTAGATGTAGATGTATTTAACTCGAACGCTTGCAAATCAAGATTGCCTCCGAGTTGCGGAGAAGTGTCATCAACTACATTTGATATTCCACTCGCACCACTTAATGAACCCCAAGCACCATTGTTATATCCTTCAAAGGTATTAGTCTCACTATTATGACGTATCATCCCAACAGCAGGGCTTCCATCCCTCTGTGCTGTCGTTCCACTAGGTAAGGTGATCGAAGAAGTAACATTGAATGTTGCCCTGGCAGTAAACGTATTAGCAACTGAAAGTGAAGCATGACCTAAGTTTGCAAGGCTGACATCACCTAAACTTACAAAAGCATTATTAGCAGCATTTCTAATTTTTAAAGTATTACCATCAATATGTGGAACGTAAGCTGCAACACCTACTGACATCTCACCAGAACCTTGATTTAAGGTACTTAATGCAGCAATTACCTGGTTTAATTTAGTACGAACGACAAGACCTGTACCATTATCAACGGTAAAACCTGATCCTCCCGTATTATCAACTCTTGCCATTTAAAAAACAGTAATTTTTCTTAGTATATCTGTTTTAACCACCTTTACCAAACCCAACAGCAGTAAAGTTAAAGTTTCGATTTATTGAACTTCCAGAACTATTTTTAAAATGAACAGTAAAACCAGTTGAACTTATATTAGTTAATTCAAAAATATCTCCAGATGACATATTTAAAGCTGTTATCCCAACAGACGGTAAATGTGAATTTGCACCTAATAAACTGCTAGTACCGACAAAGAAAGGATGATCAAAGGTGACATTTTTAGCACCTGCTCCAGAGGCAATAGCTGTTGCATTTTGTTCTGTTCTTCTTTGTAAACTTGCAGTATATCCAAGTTCTGTAACTTGAATATCCTGTGCTGGATCGTTTGATGTGAGATTTGCTCTAAATTGAAATCCTCTTCCTCTATACGTTCCATTCGCAAATTTCTGAAAATCTGTATAAGTAGGTGAACCAGAACTGGGATCATCTGTTGTTACTCTCACAAGCATATCTGCGTTCACATCTACAGAAGCAGTACCATCAAAATCCTGTAGATCATCAATTAATCCTCTACTGTCAATTAGATCATTAGGATATATTGCCTGTGATTTAACGTGTTTTTTAAGATCAAGAGCAAAAACACCTCCTAAATCTAAAGTAGTACCACCAGCAGTTCCACCAAAATCATAAGTACCAGTAGAACTTACACCACCTAAATCATCAAGACTTGCCTCCGCATCAAAATCAGTAATATCATCAAATTGTCCTGTACCACTTAAGTTTATAGAATTACTAACAGGATCAAAACCAATATTAGTCTTTGTTCCCTGGAACTTAGGACTATCCTGATCTTCTCTTCTTGTCTGAGTAATCAATGAAGGTTGTGCTTCTGGGAGATCAATAATTACACTTGTCTCTCCAACACTGAAACGTCCTCCATCATCCTGTGCTTTCAATATTACCTCACCTTCTAAAATAGGAATTTCCGCAGAAGTTGTATTACCTGCCAAAGCTTGAATCAAGTCTGTAGCATTTGAGAATGTTCCGGTGCCATCTGATACAGGTGTATGTCTTACATAAATACGACCACCATGAATAACATCAACATCACTGGGAAGATTCCATCTTAATCTCATCAACTTATCTGTAATAGGTTCAAAAGTCAGACCTGTAATATCAGCAGGAGGATCTGTCTTGCCAACAGCCTCAAATGTCGTATTAGTGGAAGTGGCACTTAATTCTAATTGAGCGTTATAACTAAATACCTGTATCTCATACGTTCCAACAGATGTATTAAAAATTTCAAAGTCAGGAGATGAAACTGTTGTTGATACATAATTACCATTATTAAATCTATAGTTCACCTGATACTGAGTAACACCTGTCACTGGTTGCCAACTTACAATTAATTTAGAAACTGCATTATTATTAATAGCAACGATCTTTTCATCCACCTGTAAGCCAGAAGGGGGATTCTTAAGTTCTGTTAATAGTGAGACAGTTCTAGTGGCAAGAGAAGAACCATCTTCAATAAAACTGTATTTACCAGCCTTATAAGACAAGGCAGTAATTACATAATTGATCCCATCCTGTTCTTCTACATTTATTACTCTAAATAACTGTGATGAAACAGTAGTATTAGAGATCATCCAAACAGTATTTATATTGGGTGTTTGAGAAAAAGCACTTGATACTGTTACAACACCATTTGAAATACCACTTATATCTTTGGTTTCTATCGTTCCATCAGGAAGAATGACAGAAAGTTTCGGACTGTTTGTTGTTGGCAAATCAGTTGCAGAAGTATCATCAACCGTCATTACAGTTGTAGATGCAACAGCTTTTAATCTTCCTGATCTTCTCACCCCTGCTCTAACTGGATCGTTTATTTCAATAACACTACCTGGTCTGCATACTGCACCACTATCAATGGAAGTCGTGAATGTGACTGTCTCAGACTCATTATTTTCACTGAAAAGTATTGCACGACCCAATCTGGCAGCCTGTCCTCTTGAAGTACACGCAAATGCTTTCACCTGTTTAACAATATTTCCGATCTTACTAATTAAAGTGCTATCTTCTACGACCTCAAAATCCACCTCCTGTGAATCCATATTGAAGTAGGACACAGAAACAACACTATGTCTTGCTTTGAGACTACTGCCAGAATAATTAAATCCAGCTTCAGTTACATTGGCAAGACTAAATAAATAAGAACTGTCCTTGGGACTATCCTGTGCAAGTTCTATTGATCCAGCAGACCATATAGGAACACAACGCATAACTCCAGCAAGTTCATTTATAAGATCAAAAGCTTCGTTGCTGTTTTGAATATTTACATTACAACTGAATCTGGCTTCCTGCCCTCCAAATCCGTCATCAACCAAAGTATTGGCAAACTTACTTGCAGTAACAAAAGAGAATAAATCAAGAGAACTATCTGTTATATGATCTCCAAATCCATATCTTGTATCTGTTAGAAGATCAAGAAGTATCATCGCAGGGCATGAACACCATGTAGCTGCACCCATTACACCGTTAAAAATATAACCATCGGGATAGATAATACGACCAGTTGTGCTATCGACTGTTGGAGTACCAGAACTACTAGCACCTGCACCTGGAATCCTTACCTTTATTCCTCTTATACGATATTTTCTTGATGGAATTGAACTGAATTGCTGAGAATCAAGCCTTAATGACGTATATGCACTGTTTAAATAAGTCTGTTTATCATCAATAATTTCAGTAAAACTTGTAAATTGAAAAGTATTTACAGTGCTGGCAGAAGTGGCATCAGCAGTTACTCTTACAACCTTTACATCAACAGGAAAAGAACCAGTAAGATTTACACGATATTCTTTTTGGTAAGCATCAGCAGTACGACCAGTGACGGTATCATCTATCAAAGTAGTAAATCCACCACCGTTATATTGAATTTGAATTTGAAGATTTACAGTGCTACCAAGTAAATCTCCTTTATCGGTAGCAACCTGTATCTGAGGAAAAGTTACTGTCACCTTTACAGCATCAACATCTGAATTAGATATTGTTCTGGTTACAGGAGTAGAGTTTGTTACCGTTACACCTACAGGATTTATTGACTGACTACTTTCTATACCACTTATATGTTCCTGATTTGACGTTCCAAATCTGGGAGTAAAACTTACATCCTGAAAATTAAAGTCAGTACTGGCAGGACTTGTATTACTGGCACTGGATTGCAAAATAGCTGTATTGTTCAAAAATATGTCTTTTAAAGCAGCGTTGTTATATGCAGTTGTGCCTTTTGTTAATCCTGCTTTAGAGGCAGTGGCAAAACCCTCTATCTCTCCTTCTGATATTAGGTCAAGTAAAGTAGCAAACTGACGACTATGTAAAGTATCAGGAGTTCTGGTAGGTTGCGGTGGAGCGGATGGTGGAGGAGGACCACCAGCACCTCTAATAATTTTTGGATTCTTTGTCATGCTCTCACCTGTTCAGTATCAACACCTGCACTTATTACAACACTTCCTGTAAAAATTTCACCATAAACTATAGGAACTGGTGTACCTGCTCTTGAAGTATTCTGTATGCCACTGAATTGAAACGATAATCTGGGATCTTGTTCTGAAGAAAAATCAGGTGTTTTTGGTGTTGGAGTTAGTAAATC